AGCTGTTAGACCATTCTTAAATACTCAAAGAGAAGTATCTATTAATCCTGATGCAGTAGAAGAACTACAAATTCAGATTGGTGCTTTAGTTGGTAATCCTTTAAACACATTAACTAATCAAGGTAGATTCCAAGCATTTAAAGAACAACAGAATAACTTGTTGGAGATAGGTGAAACTATTATGAACCCAACACAACCAGATAGAAGAATAAAAGAATTCCTATCTAATCCTTTAGTAGCTGTTACTGAAGATAAAGAAGTAGGTAAACTTGCTAGGCTGGCTCTTGAGTACACACGTATTCATAACCACATGAACGGCAAGATGTATACTGATAAACGTAAGTGGAGTGCAGACGACATTGAGTTATTAGCACAATACAAAACAAAGATGATGATAGAAAACGATGCTTCCTCTAGTGGAGCGCAGATTATATCTTTATCTACAGGTGACAGAGCTTCGGCTGAGTTGTCTAATGTTTTACAGACATCACAAAAGCAAAGACTCTATGATGAGATTGCTAAACGTACTGTTGACGACCCTGACTTCCTTGCTATACCTGAACTCGCAGAGCTAGACCTTAACTGGACTGACTTGATGAAGGCGGCAAAGAATCAGAACATGGTTGCTTTCTACGGTGCTGGTGATGCTACTAAAGCGGCTAACGTTGCTAATCAGTTTGCTAAAGTTCTTGCTAAGAAAGGCAAGATAGCTATATCTACTAAAGAGGTTGACAAGTTTAAAGCGGCTATAGATGCTAAAATAAGCTTTGAAATGGATAGAAAGAATTGGTCTCGAATCGATGAATTACGAGATATCAAACAGAAAGTGGTATTATCTTCTAAGCAAGGTACTTCCATCACTGACTCACTATATGAAACTGCTAAGTCAGAGTTCAGAGACGGTGTAAAGAATTCCGAGGATATGCACATGTTCTTAGCTAAGCTTACAGACGAAACAGGAGACCTTGTTGGTACTCGTTTGTTTGATAAGATATCTAAAATCATGTCACGTAAACTCGAAGAAGAGGTTCCTGTTACTGGTAAGTTTATCAGGTTTTGGAAAGACGTTGCTAAAGATTTTGTTAGTGAGTCTGGTTCAGTTGACATCCCATGGGTGACATTTGACGGTAAAACTATGACACAACGATACCGAGTAAAAGAACAAACTAGAATAGACTTTAAAGACCCTGTTACCGGGGAGAAAGTCTTTAACATATACGAAACACCATCAAAAGACGGTAAACTAATTTCGCAACAAAGTATACAAGATGCGTCAATAGGTCTAGGTGTTAACGGCAATCACAGTAATGACGCTGTGCTTGTTAGACGATTCCACCTTTGGGGGAGGAAGAATAAAGTAGAAACTGGAACTATCCACGATGCTTTCTTCTCGAACCTAGGTGACGCAGTTCCTGCGAAATTTGCTTTACGAGAAATATATGCTGATGCATTACGTGAAGGCACAATTAAACAGACCTTATCAGCAATGAGAAAGGCCGGTATGTCGAGGGAGACATATAATAAATACTTACAAAGAGCAGTAGAAGACGGATTGATAGACCCTCCAAATAAAATCACTCCGGCAGAACTGCTAGAAACTATACGAGACGGAAACGACTGGTATGGTATTGGTCCATAGATATTTGTAATAGCTATCGACTACCAAACAAACAAACGTGTCTGTGACACATAATTAATATATCAACCCAAGCTGTGCTTGAAAGGAAATAAAATGAGCGATAATCAAATCGAAGAAAACGTAACACCAGTAGAAACACCTGTTGTTGAAGAAGTAATTACTACAGAAGAACCAGCTACACCAGAAGCTCCTAAAGACGACATCGAGTCAATCGTAGAAGAACGATTAGCTAAGATGAAAGCTAACATGGACCGTATGGCTAGTGAGCGTGATGAAGCATTGAAACTTAAAGTTGAGTTAGAGTCTAAACAAAAAGAAGACACTATAGCTCGAATGAAAGAAGAAGGCAAATTACAAGAAGCTCTTGAAATGGAACTTGCTGAAGCAAAAGCTAAACTAGATGTCTACGCAGTAGAAACAACTAAGTTAAAGCGTGATGGTGTCTTGAATGACGCATTAGCCGGCATGGAATTCCGCAACGATAAATCTCGTGACATGGCTCGCAGAGAAATTGTTGACCAATTGGTTCAAAACGAAGAGGGTGCTTGGTTGCACTCCACAGGTTCAAATATTCGTGACTACGTAGAAGCTTATTCTAAGTCCGAAGATAACTCATTCTTGTTCCGTGTTAAATCTAACACAGGTGCAGGTACAGGCAATCCAGCTGGAGCGCCTTCGACTGATGTCTCTAAAGCAATATCAGAGATGTCTACTCAAGAAATTCTAGCTCTTGCCTCTAAAGGTAAACTAGGTAACTTTAATATCTAATTAAACTAACGCCAATATTGGCACATAAGGAAAAACAAAATGGCTATTACAAACACAGATTTTCAGAACATTGCTTTAGCAATCTCTGCTTACTCAGACGAAGCTTACACAACAGCTAAGAAATTAAACGGAACAGGCATCGTAGCCGCTGACCAACGTATAGACGCTTCTGGCGAATCTTTCGTAGGACAATTCCGTTGGTACAAACCATTATCATCAACAGTAAACGTTGCTTCTTTAGCATCAGCTACAGATGGTACATACACAAGCATCGCAACAGACGTTGCTAACTTCGTGAAAACTGTTCGTACATTTGGTGCAGAGCAAGTTAACATGCAAGAAGTAGTATCTAAGCAAGACGGTCTAGCGAAAATCGCTCGTGACTTCGCTGAAGTACGTGCACAAGACGAGCATGACGCTCTTCTAGCAGTTCTTAAAGGTGTTACTAAATCAGAAGTTGCTTTAGGCGATGCTTCAGGTACAGGTAACGGCGGAATCGTTGATTTCGATACTGACGCTGATGCGGCTAACACTGGTTTCTTCATGGACGTAAATGCGGCTGGCCTACACGGTGCGGCGGCAACTGGTTCTTCAGATGCTCGTAAATTATTTGACTCTTCAGCTATGGGTGCGGCTCGTGGTGAGCGTTTATTCCGTTCTGTTGGAGCGGCATTCAAAGACTACGAACCTGATTTCATGTACATGGTTACTTCACCAGAAGTTATGGCTGAAATGAGAGCGGCTAACTTGGTAGACGAAGACCGTATCAAAGACGGCAACCTTGAGTTCTCAACAGTATTCGGCGGAAAATTCCGTTTAGTAATGACTCGTGCGAACCAAATGATTGCTGGTGCAACTGCTGGTGACTTGAATGCAGTATCAACTAAGTGTTCATACATCATCAAGCCGGGTTCTGTTGCGGCAACTGCTATCAACATGCCAACTCCTGTAGAAGTAGACCGTGCGGCGGCTTCTTACTTAGGTGGCGGTTCAACTAACGTTTGGTATCGTTGGGGTTACATCAACCACCCAATGGGTTACGACTGGGCTGGTGCAACTGGTGCATTCGCTTCTAACGCTGACTTAGGTGCTGCGGCTTCTTACACACGTAAAATGGATAGCTTGAACTTAGGTATCTTGCCAATCTTCCACGCTTAATTTTAAATCTCAAGGAGAGAACTAATGGCACTTGTACTCAATACAAACAGCTACGTTATAATAGCAGACGCTGATACATACTTTGAGACTCGTATTGATAACGCCAACTGGTTTGACGCTACAGACGACATCAAAGAACAAGCTCTAGTTACAGCAACACAGATTGTTGACGACCAAGCTTGGATTGGTTCTGCTGTTAGTTCCTCCCAAGCTCTTGCGTGGCCTCGAAAGAACGCTACGTATCACGACCCTCGTATGGGTTTCTCTATTACTCCTAGTGAGTCAGAGATTCCAGCTATGGTGAAAACTGCAGTATACGAGCAAGCATTGCACTTAGTTAACAACGAAGACTTGTTGACTGGTCAAGCACAAACATTCGAAAGCATCTCTGTTGGTTCGATATCTATATCTGATACTAATGGAGATGTTACTCGCACTCCTATGAAAAACCCTCTTGTACTTAAAGCTATCAAACCACTTGTGGTTCGTGGTGGTGGAAGTTCAGGACAAGGTGGCTCTTGGTGGAGGGCTAACTAATGTCAATGAAAGCAAGAATCAACAACGCTGTTGAGAAAGCTTTTAATGCGATTGGTGACTTAAAACAAACTGGCACTCTAACAGTTAAGAATGTCGGTTCTTATGATTTCGCTACTCAGACAACTACGTCAACAACAAGCACTCTAGCAATAGAGTTGTTTATTGAAACGAAGAAGTCTAAGTCGGGCGAAGGCTTTAAAACTTCTGCTCTGATAAAGGGCGTTGTAGACCTTGAGGTTTATGACTCTCTATCAGTTGGCGGTGTTACTTATAACATCGTTAGCTTCGCAGACAACGGCTTCATCACAGAAGCTGAACTCACGAAGGAGAAGTAAATAATGGCGTTTGAGAACATTCTTAACAACATAGAAGCTCAGTTTGCTGATGTCTTTTGGGTAAGTAACGGTATAGCCGTGTATCCATCAAACTACCAAGGCGAAAAGAGTAACACGAATGAATACTGCATACTATCTGTTATGCCTTCCGCAAGCGAGTACCGTTCTTACGGTGCTGACAAGAATACTAAGGGCATGGTTGCCGTTAAGATATTTGTTAAAGCCGGTGAAGGTAATAAAAGAATAATGCAGATAAGTGATAAGCTTAACACACTTCTCGAACACGAGAGGTATGGAGAAACAGAGCTAGGAACATCATACTTAACAGTGGAGGGTTTAGACCCTTCAAACAAAGCACTTTATAGTGCATCTTACATAATCCCATTTACACATTACGGAGAATAAAAATGGCACATATTTCATCATTGGGTGCAGGCGTATTCACATACCTTGACATCTTTAAGGGAACAATCCCAGCATCA